TTCGACTCGGGATCGATCACGCGGCCTTGCTCGTCGACGTCTTTTCGGTCGGAGGGATCGGTGTACTCGCGAATGAGGCACTCGGTGTATCGGCCGGCCTCGTCGAGTCGCCACCAGACCATATTCTCGGGCAGAATATACGACGCGATGCATCGATCGAGACCGAGCTCGAGCTCGTCGGCTCGGGTCGTCGCCGGCGTCGATCCCGGCGGTAATGCGGGATGATCGAGCACGATATCGAGATTGCCGAGCACGAGCAGGAGCGGCGCGACGCTTTCCCGCATCCAATCGTCGATCGGCGTTCCCCGGCCGTCCACGTCCTTCCACCATTCCACGAGATCGGCGGGTCCGTCTCGGTCGACTTCCTGGTCGTAGACCTTGCTCAAGTGAATCTCGACGGCCTCGGCGACGAACTCGGGGACCGGTGTCCTCGATCGGCGCAGTTCGTAATCGTCGTCCTGCGCGGTCGCGGCCGAGTCAGAGCCGAGCATGCCGGGGAACGGCCCGATTCCGGTGATCGGCGGTGCGAGCACGTTGCCGAGGCCGCCGGCCCCTTGGCCGAGGTCGACCGGGAATTGCTGCGGGTCGGGGTACTCGCGGCGGTGCCGAAAGAGATTGCGGCAGGGCAGTCCCTTGCGATCGGGACCGTAAACGGCGTTCCGGTATCGGTCGCCGCCCTCGTACGAATCCAGGAGCCAGCGCCAACGGATCTGATGCTCTAGGAAGTCGACGTGTCGCCGCTGCACGAGCTGCTTGCCGTCGACGCTCCCGTTGCGGTCGGAGATCACGCGAGGCCCGTCGGGAGCGGCGCCGCTCGAGCCGTGACCGACGGTCGCGGGGGGAGCGGTCTTTTTCGTTACGTCGAAAGCCATTAAAGAATAATCCAGAGTATCAATCGATGAATCGACGAAGCGGCGAGCACGATCGCGACGAACCAGGCCGACGCGACGACGATCGAGCGGAGCACGGCGATTAGAGTCGCGAGGCGTGGACGGGGCGAAGGTTCGGCGGCGGTGTTCGACCGTCGGGGAATACCGCGCACAGACCGCCGCGAAGCGAGTCGACCATTTCTTCGGCCGGATGCTGCGGGTCTTCGGGCCAGTCCATCAGTTGCCCTGCTCGTTTCGCTCGGTGGTAACTCACGAGAGCGTCAATCAGCTTCACGCATTGCGGGTGGACAAACAGGATTGGCGGATTACCGTCGCCGCCGAGGAATGACATGATCAGCTCGAGACCGTCGGCGACCGAGCGGAGTGGCCATCGATCGAGCGGCGTCAGTCCGACTCGTTCGTATTCGGCGATCACGGTCGGGCCGACCGGATTTCGCGAGCCGCCGGCCGGGTCGGTGAGGACACGGTGCAATCGACCGTATTTCTCGCTCTGGGCTCGGATCGCTCGCGCGTTTCGTTCGGCTGATAAGCCCTCGGTCAGATAGCAGTCGATCACGTTGATGCGAAGTCGAGGCTGTTCGCGGACCTGAAACCATACGGCGCCTGTCCAGACGCCGGAGTCGATCGCGAGATAAGTCTTGAGGCCGGATACGTAGGCCGCGAATTCGGTGACGTGAACATCGGGGTCGAACGTATCGAACCAGATTCCATCGCCCTGCGCCCACAATCCATCACGAAGCCGTTTGCGCCTCGGTCCGGTGAGGGTGTTGAGTCGAGCAAGATAGGCCAGGCCGGCGGCCGTCCAATTGCGGCCGTCGTGAAGGATGAGATTCGCTTCGTGTCGCGTCGTCCAGAGCGTCGTCGAACCGGCGTCGCATCGAGTTTTGAGCCAGTGCCCGGGGTGTGCGGGATTCGTGTCGCCGATCAGGTAGCCGAGTCGGCGATCGCGGCCGGGCCGCTCCATTCGCGAGCCGATCGTCTCCCATGCTTCCTGTGTGAGCTCGATCGCCTCGTTCGCGAAGACGATATCCCAGGCCGTCGACAGGATCTTCGTCGGGTTTCGATCGAGTCCCCCGACGACGATCTCGGAACCGTTCGGGTATCGATATGAGCGACGTTGCGAGCGTTGCGGACCTTCGGCGATAAACTCGCATCCATCGGCCGGGAGGATCTCTTGCTCGAAGGTGACGAGAACCGATTCGGTGAGCGACACGCGGGTCGCTCGTAAGATAAGCAGTCGAAGGCCGGGATTGTCGCGGCAGAGCGTGTGGAGAACGGCGAGGATCGGGTACGTTTTTCCCGTTCCGGCCGGACCGCAGATCAGAAGCTCTTTCGGCATCGTGCGAGTTTCGATCGCACGCTTGAGTCGAACGTCAATCCTCTCGTGACTCGAGTCGATCGTCGGCATCGGGGATTATGATTCGCTTCGGGGGTTCTCCGGCCTCGAGTTCGATCGGTCGGTTCGCGGAGCCGACCAGGTCGGCGGGGTCCTCGAGTCGATCGATCAAGAGTCGAAAGAATCGCGAGTCGCCTTCGAGGGCTTTACGGAGCCAGACTTTCGCGAGGGGTATCTCGGCCTTGTTTGCGCCGATCAGCTCGACGAGTTCGTCGGTGATTCTTCGGCCGCGGCTGTAGCCGTTCGGGTTTCCGCTCTGGCCCGGTTTGAATTGGTGGTCGGTCGATGGAAAAGGCACACGGTCTTACTCGACCGGGAAGGGGCTCGAGGCCCCGGGCTGTTTCGCGTCGAGGTCGACGCACGAAATTAAATCGAAAAAAAGATCGGAGCGCTATTGCTTCCGTGTACGACTTGTCGTACATTTAGATTGTCGAGTGGGGAACAACGAAACCAAGAACGGGAGCCAGAACGATGAAAACCAAAACCACGAAAGCTATCACGCCAGTCGTTAAGACCCTTCGGACGCCCGACGAGGTCTTCGCCTACCTCGAACGAGCGATCGAGCGGTCGATCGAATCGGACCGCAAGAGCATCGAAGAGGGGATCGCCTCGCAGCGAGAAGCATACAATAAGGCTTCCTGTGCTTTCCTAGACGTCGCCGACGACGGGCAACAATGGTTGGCGTCGCGAACGATCACGCTTGCCTATAGCTCGTTACAAGCGATGCATGAAACGAACGGGGAGTTTCAGGTGTGGCTCGCGTTTCGTAATACGGTCAAAAAGTTCCGCAACGAAGGGTCCGAGGGCCTCGATCTCTTTCGACGCATCGCGGCCTCGAATGCGAACGCAGCGATTGACGACGAGTATCGTCACGAAAACAGCTCGAGCCAATTCAGCAACGCGACCACGAACGCAACCGCTCAGGGTCGGGGACGAGCGTACCGACGAATTCGTGACCTACTCGAGAACTGCAAGGCCGAGGCGGCCGAATGGGTCGAGTCGCAGGCCGAGGTTGAACTCGTCGGAGCCCAGCGACCCGACAGTTGCCCGAAGTGCCGGAAATGGAATTGCTGCGGTGATTGCTGACGACCCGCCCCCTCGCCGGGTCTCGGCTCGAGACTGCGGCGACGGGCTGGGCCGTCGCGTGATGGTTCGGCAGGTTGGCCCCGCGATCGCTCGAACGATCCGGGGCCGTGAGAAACCCCGAGTGACCGGAGCGTCTATAATGAATCCTACTGCATCGATGACCCGGAACGAAGTGATTAAGGTAATCAAGGCCGCGCTGAAAAGGCGGTCAGGAAAAGAGTGGAGCGTGACGGGCGGGAAGGGAACCGCATACGGTTGGCTCACGATCGACGCGCCGCCGAAGCGTCGAACCTGGCGAGATGCCCAGACCGAAACACCCGAGCCGCCGGTTCCCGGTGCTATCTATCGGGGAGCAAGCGCCGTCACGCCGTATTATCGCGTTCAGGCCGGAGCCGAGGACCCGATCACGTCGCCGGCCGATGACCCGTGGGCTCGCGAAGCGGCCGAGACTGGCTTCACGATGCGATACGACTGGGAGTTCGAAGACCCTAGCCACGAATGGGGCCACACGAGCCCGGCCGATCGAGTCGAGCTCGCCGAGTTACTCGGCCTCGGCCGAACAGTTTATTTTCAGGGCCATTCGGTTCCGTCGGGGAATCAGTTCTATCAGGAATACATCGATCGGGCTGAGGGTCGCGAACCGAGCGTGTACGGAAGTCGTGACTGGGATTGATTGATCGAGGGGGCCGTTCGCGGCCCCCATTTTTTCGGAGTTCGATTCGATGACCCGCGAAGAATTCGGCGATCGTTTTCGAGCCGCTCGCGAAGCGGCCGGTCTGACCCAGGCCGCCGCCGCCGAGCGGCTCGGCATTTCGCGACCTCGTATTTCGGAGATCGAGGCCGGTCGATTCGTCCCGTCGTTCATCCGAGTCGTCGAGATCGTCGAGAGGTTGGGGCTCGATGCGAAGATCCTTTTACCGGAGTGGTTCAATGCTGCCAAAGCCAAAGTCAAAGCCACGAAGCGACGTCCCCGCTGAGACGATCGAAAGGCTCGCGATGATGCTCGCCGAATATCGGCTCGGGGGTTGCCCGAGCGGCGGCGCCGTCGCCGTTCAGGACGCGACACGCGAGGCCGCGAAGAAACACGGCCGGTCTTATTCCGAGCTATGGCCGCTCGTGCACGCCGCAGCCTATCGCATCATCGACGCGGATCCTCGCTCAGCCCTCCATCAGGCCGCGACATTCCAGAATAACGTGACGGGCCTGGGCCCCTCGGCTTGAAGGAATCGCCAGGCCTTCGCGTCGTAATTCGAGCATGACGGGAACGGGGGCTTGATCGCGGCGTCCCGCTCGAACGGCTCGGGGGCGACGTGCAACGATGCTCGGCCGACGATCGGCGGTCGGCCGACCTGAACGGCGTGGAATCGGGCGTACGGCCAGACCGCTTGCAGGGCCCGCGTGAGCGTCCCCGAGCCGGCGACGGTCCAGACCTCCTCGGGATGAACATCGATCGACCTGGCGATCGCCGAGAGCCTCGTGCGAAACTCGGGCGAATCGAACCCGAACGGGAGGAGCGTTGCGCCGGTCGCCTCGCAATATCGCTCGGCCTTCGATTGAACGTTTGTCAGATAGCCGGTCGGGACGAGGACGATTCTTGCGCCCGCTCGTTTCGCCTCGATGGTTCGCGGGTGGAGGTCGCGTCGCTTTGCCGTGAAGATCGTGGCTCGCGATCCGACGTCGTTGCATGCGTGCGCAAGTGCGACCTGGGCGTAACCATAGGCCGGGCTCGCGTAGACATACTCGGTCGATCCGGCGAGCAGCTCGGGCAGTACTCGGCGTTTCGTTCCGCCTGGGACCGCGTCATCACGCACGACGAGAATACCGTTGATTCGCTCGATCTTCAGCATCGGGATCATTCCATCAATTCCCCGAATCCGTCGGCCGGGTCGGCGACTTCGACTTCGCCGAACTCGTCGGGTATCCGTTTAATGTCGCCTTTGTAGAACACCAAGACGTTTTGGTGTGTCTTGCCGAGCTTCCGGTATCGGCTGAATTGCCGGCCGACCCTAATCGGGAGCGAGCCGACGGCCGTCACTAAGATTGCCTCGTTATACAGAATCGCGCCGGCGACCTGAAAGGCTGAAATCGTGTCGGCGACGAAATTGCGATAGAAGCCGCGAGGATCGCGGACGTCGCCGACGACGAAGCACGCGAATCGGTTCGGCCGGAGCATCGCGACGCATTCGGCAACGATGTGATTGAACGCTTGAATAAAATCGACATATTCGAGCGTCGAGAGATCGGCCGGGTCGTCCGAGTAGCGTTCGAGGTCGGCATACGGAGGGCACGAGAACACGAGGTCATAGGGGCCGGCCGCGAGGGACGCGGCGTTCCGGGAATCGCCGACGATCCAGCGGGGCGGCGCCCCGGGGCAGATCTCCGCTCCTTGTGCCTCGTTCGCCGCGATCTGCTCGGGCCGCAGATCGATTCCGGTATATCGATAGCCGAGTTTCGCCGCGACGATACCGCGGACCGAGCCGCCGGCGAACGGGTCGAGGATCGAGCCGCCGGGCGGACAGAACCAGCGGTACGCGATCTCGCATAGAACGGGATCGAAGATCGACGTTCCGGACTGCGAGGCGCACATTCCGCCTTCGATATCGCCGGTTTCTATCTTTTTATTTACCAATTCTTGGGTATTTATGTTAAGCGAGCCCATCTCTCTCTCTCTCGAAAGCGTGCTCGCCTCGCATGAGGTCCTGGCCGAAGCACCGGCCGAAGTTTTTTCCCATTTATGAGTGCTCGCCGCCGAGGAGCCGCCGCCAGAAGATCCGGTCGAGCCGATCACCTCGTCTCCGAGTTTCGCAATCAACGCATCGATCTCGCCGTCATCGAACCCGATCGCATCGAGCATCGACTCGTCTTCGCTTCGGATCGCTTCGAGTTGGGCCGCGAGGCCGGTCTCGTCCCATTCGGCGAGAGTCGCCGACTGGTTATCGCCGATCGAATACGCGACCGCGTCCGTCTTGCTCCAATCGTTCCGTTTAACCGCGACGAGCTGGCCCGGCTTCGGCTCGACGACGAGGACCTCGGTGCCGCCGTTGGCGGCGAACGCCTCGAGCGTGCCGTTACCGGCTCGAACGATATCGCGCGAATCGAGGACGATCGACCGGGCGGGGCCGAATTGCTTGAGCGATGCGGCGAGGGTCGACTTCGCTCGGTCGCCGCGCTTGCGGACGTTGCCTTGGTCGGGCGTGAGCGAGGCGATATCGACGGTCGTGACTTGGGGATTCTTCAACCTGCTACCTTACCTGCTTACAGGTGTAATCAATTTCGGCTCGGCGAGCTGCCGCTCGCGCTCTCGAATCTCGAGGCCGGCGAGTCGCCACTGCTTCCAGAGTTGAATCGCGCAGCCGCCGATCGTCATGATCGCGATCGAAGCGAATCCGAGCGCGGCGGCCCAATCGATCCGAGCGGCCCAGCCGCCGAATCCGGCGCCGCCGACCGCGAGATGGATCTCGGGCGAGGAGCGATGCCAGTAGTCGTGCAGCGCGCGAATCGGATCGAGTTCGAGGAGACGGTTCATCGTGACCTCATTTCGGCGGGGCGAGCTTCGCGATTTTCGCGTGAGCACTCGAGGCCGAAAACGCGGCGAGCAACGCGGCGAAGGCGGGGCCGATCTGATCGGACTTCCCGGCCGCGGCGACATACGCGAGGTAGAGCCCGGCGACGACGGCGGGCCAATATTGCTTGATCAGAGCGAGGGCGGCGAGACCTTGCATCGGAGATCACTCCACGGTGCGAATCGTCCAGAAGTCGGACGCGAGATTGCTCGTCATGTACGCATAAGGGAAATAGAAGTAACCGCCATCGCCCCAGCCCGGCCCCCACGAATTCCGCACGACGAACGTCGCCGACTCATCGTCGTAGCCGACCGCCATCACGGCGTGACCTCCGAGCGATCGCTCGAACCATTGCGGCATCGGAACGTGACCGGTCCGAGCGACGTAATCCGACTCGAAGCTCGCGTAGACCGTGAAGCCGAACACGAACGGGAAGCCCGCGGCGAGACAGGCTCGCATGTCGTCGAGGTCCTGGCCGACGCTTTCGTAGACCAGGGCGAGATGTTTCGCCGCATCGTCATAACACGATTGCGGGGGCTGCGTGCTGAATTGCGAGACGATATAGGGCCACTCGGTTTCGGGGCAGTCGCCCCACTGAGCGACCGATTTGATCCCGTCGCGGATCTGGGCGCCGCTATCCGATGCGATCGTTCCCTCGATCGATCGTTCGTTGTAATAGATGAAGAGCCGGCTCGGCGTGACGATCTCGATCTTCTGACGAGCCGCGTCGAACTCGAGGGCGGCGGCGATCGCGTTAGCGGTGCAGCTCCCCAGCTCGCCCTGGTCGTAGACCGGCGGGCAGCTCGGCCGAAGATCCACGGCCGGCGGGAGAGTCGGCGGCGGCGTGTTCGGACCGCGAAGTTGGAGCGGGCGATCACGATGGTCGGGGAGGTCGCGGACCCAGCCGTATCGGCGGTTGCTCATTCGATGTGTTCTCGGCGAAGTAGATTCGGAAGTGAGTCGTTCGCCCGGCGATCCCGCGG